TATTGAAAAGCACTCCCGTAAAAACTCTTCCCTAACATTTGTATTTTTCATCAAAGCCATACCACCAAGTGCAATATAGTTTGAATGTTCACACAAGCGTTCAAGGTATTTGAATTTTTCTCCCCTGTGAAATGTTGGAACAACTTTATCAAACATATCTTCGGGTAATTTTGACCGCATATATAGAAAATTTCTTAAATTATCGTCACTACACTCATCACTTGTTCCGACAATATCTAAAGCCGCTATTGGATAATATTGATTGTGATTTTTAAGTATAAAATCACAATAGGTGTCTATATCAAGAGAAATATTTTTCCTGATAGCACTAAACGCACCTGAGTCCAAAAATACTTTTGACGGATAATCAAAATACTTCTCTAAAGAATTTCTATCCACATAAAAACTAAAAAGTCTATTAAACCCTAACTGTTTAATATAGGGTTCTAGTGAATTATTACAACTTGCAGATAAATAAAAGTTCATCTAAACCTCACTAAATATTGTATTTACAGTATATCATAACTAAACATTATAGTAAACAATCCCTGTGTAAACTCTTTGTTAAATTTCAATACTCTCTCCGTACCACTCTTTTGTTATCTCAACATCACAACTAAATGGCATACCGAGTATCTTCTGGGCCGCATCAGACATAACCTGTGCTAACAATCTTGAACACTCTTTTGCGTTCTCCTCAGGACACTCTGCTATGATTTCATCGTGGACAGGAATTAACATTCTGAAACCCAACTTTTTAAGTTCTTCGTTCTTGTCAAGGTCTATCATAGCAAGTTTTGTTAAATCAGCGGCACTACCTTGAATACGAGCATTAACGCATTGTCTTGTGGCATCTGCTATCTTTGCTCCGTTATCAATTATCCAAATACCGTCTTTCTTATTCGCCTCTTCAAAGATTTTACGCTTTTCTCCAAACCGTGCTTTCTTTAACTTTCTCCACCATTTAGTGCATAGTTCATCTGGAACCTCGTCATTAACTTCACCGTCAAAGTCAAGCACATCATCAGACTTAGGAGCATCAATCCACTTAAACTCAAACTCGTCTAACTGCAAATCAGGCAATCTTCTCTTGCGACCGCAGATAGTAGTTACATATCCGAGGTCTTCACCCATTTCTAATGACTTCTGCTCAAATATCTGTATCTCTGGGTACTTGCGATAGAGATTACGCTTTAACTGTTTGGCCTCATCTATTGATATTCCCATTCCCTCTGCTACACTTGCATCACCACGACCGTACAAGATACCGAGCAATACTGGTTTTGCTTTGTTTCTTCTCGCTTTATACTCGGGCGGGTTCTTATTTCCGTTATCGTCAAACTCACAACATTCTTCATACGGCAAGTTAAAACAAGCACTTGCAACCGCACTATACAAATCTTTGCCGTGAAAACGAGCATCAAACAAAGCATCATACCCAAGTTCTTTACAGAACGATGCAAGACACGAAGGCTCCTGTTGCGAATAGTCGCTTGACATAAGAACATATCCCGGACTTGCTATAAACATCTTACGAATATCTTTATTGTGGCTTGGAATGTTCTGCAAGTTCGGTCTATCAGAACTCATACGGCCTGTATCAGCACCATACTGATTAAAACTTGCGTGTATTCTTCCGTCATTAGGATTAGCACATTCAGGCAACTTATCAATATAAGTGCCAATAAGTTTATCAATCGCACGATATTCAAGAATGGCATCTGTAAGAGGAGTGTTCCACTTCTCTAATATTGAAACTCCCGTTCCTCTCGGTGATTTAGTATCAACAACTTCATACCTGAGAATATCATAAAACAGTATTGCTAATTGTGTAGGACTGCCTATGTTAATGGGGTCATCAAGTTTACTACTATCATAAGCAAGTATCTTATCTTGATATGGCGCTAACTCTGTATAAAACTTATCAAGAGCCTGTTCTTTTTTAGCGTGGTACTCTACGGATAACTTTTGAGCATACTTCGTATCAAGAAGAATACCCGTATCTTCAAGTCTGCACATTACATCAACTAGGGGCATTTCTATATTAAAAAATGTCCAAGCGGCACCGTTCATACCATTTCTATCACTAAACGGCTTATCTTCTTCATAATACAGATAGTCCCATTGAAACTCTTTGAGTTCGTGCGTGATTACACCATCGTGAGCGCCGTATATCGTTGCAATATCAATCGGTATCAACTCAAACGGAATATCTTTGAATATCTGCTCAAAACTAAATTCATCTTCTTTACCTTTAAGAACATATTTTGCGTGTTGGGCTTTGAGATTTTTATGCTCCTCGTTCTCGTTCATACAACGCTCTGCGAGGTATGCGTCCCAAGTACAATGCAACATAACACCCAAATCATTACGCACAAAGCGGGTATCAAACTTGGCGTTAAACATTTCAAGTTCTTTAATTCCAACCAGTTTCGCAATATACTTTGCAACTATTTCAGGTGCTAATTGATTTGGTAACAATTCTCCTGTTATATACGATTTATGCCGCATCGGAATATATGCTGCCTTACCGCCAGGATAATACAAACACACGCCAACAATCTTGTTAAGCATCGGGTCTAATCCCGTTGTTTCTGTATCAAGTGCAACACATTGTACTTCGACACATCCACGAATATAAAAGTCTAATTGCATTTCAGTAGTAATCGTAACATACTGGTCTTTGTATTTACCAAGATGTTCTTCTACAAATTCCCGCACTCGTTTAATTTTAGAAGATAAACTCCCACCTTTTATAGTGGGAGTAACCTTCTTTGCTTGTGCGTTGGCTTTCTTTGCGATTGCTATATCAGACTTTTTATCTGGCCTGCTTAAATCACCAAACAATGAAATCTGTTCCATTAGAACCTATCTCCACCACGCCCTCTTCTACGAGGGGCACCATCTTCTTCTCTGCCACGGCGTCTTACGGGCTGTTCTTCGTCGGCAGGAAATGAGCCATTACGAATATAATATTCCATATCATCTGCGGTTTTATTGAGTATCTTTGTGCCAACAGCATCTGGTATTGCATCATAACCACAATCGTCAAGAATATCGTCTATTGTAGTACCATCAGGCTGTCCCTGAGGATAGAATGAATAGTTAGGACGCTTACTGCCCTTATCACCGCTACGCTCGATTTCAAATACCTGTGAAACTGTGTTGGGATTTCTTGCGCAAACACCCGAAAGTTGACTATAAAAACTATTCGGTCTATCCCAGAACTTAAACTTGCCATCTTCCTCATCAAAAACAGGAATATAAATCCTTGCCTGCTTAGGATAATGCTCTCTGCAAAATGGACAATCATCAATCGGACTACCCTGCTCTAAAAGACAATTTACGGGCAAATCCCACTCACCAACTTTTACTCGATGAACTACAATTCCCTCAATATCGTCGGCATTATTATAAAGAAGTCTAATCTTTGCAACCTCTTTATCTTCCTTTAGTGAGAGATAATCAATCTTGTTGCTTCCACTACCTGACTTGAACTGTTCAATGTTACTACCTGTTAATCTCGCCATAACTGCTTTTCCTTTCGTATGTTTGTAGTGTTTGTTGCGTTAGCAACTGTAATTATTATATTAAATGTTCTATCTGTTGTCAAGTGCGTTTTTCAGCACCTCATCGAGATTATCTTTGTGTGCCTCTATAAACTTATAGAATAAATCTAACTCTCCGTGGTCTTCCCAATAAATCGACATTGTATCGTAATCAGGGTCCCTCTGCTTGTTACAAACAGTGCCACCAATAAACTTATCAATATGATTTACGATATTAGGTGCCATATTATAATGCTCTGTTGACGGGTAGTTATCATATAACCACTCTCTGAATATTAAATCATCTGCCTTGTTTCTGCGAATATGCGTTTTAAAATACTTGCTCTGCCAGAGATTACCATTTGCCCAATTAGTAAAATCAGTAAGAATTGATGTTGGTATTCTGATGCACGGAAAACTAAACCACATTTTTTGTTCATATAACTTAAATACACCCTCTTCGGGTTTATCGTCATAATTACAAGTGAACCCACAAACAATTCCCTTATCATATATCTGTGTTTGTCTAGCAAAATCATTACTGATAATTACATCATCCTGAAGATGCCAAAGCCCGTCTATGCCTTTCTTCTGGCATTGAACGCTGGCTCGATTACAACTGTCAATAAATGCACGAAGATTACCAATCTCATTGTAATCACGATATACAAAGATATTTTGTGCTGGAATACCTTTCATCATCATAGACGGAATAAGATATTCCTTCACATACCAAAAGCGTTGATTGCAAGCGTGAATTAAGTAGTAGGCCATATTTCTGCTCCTTCAAATTTTTTAATGTCTTTCGGCTCATCTATATCACAAGTATAATCATTAATTACCGTGTAATTCGTATAATCAATCACATTTAATTTTGTGCCTTTAACAACTTGCCAAAACTCCCACGCTATCGGCTTACGCTCAAATGCTCCCATTCTATATAATCCTTTTGTTGCGATTATGGACTTGCGTAAATGCTCGGCATTAACTACCTTAAAAGCAAAGGGCTCTGCCCATTCTTTTGTGTAATTCCTAGCAAAGGGCGGTGCAGATGCAAAAAACTCAATATCATCGGTTTGTGTTTCTACTATCGTCTTAATTGCTTTTGGTGAAAACACTACATCACCGCAAAGATATGTAGTAGGCTCGTTCATTGGTACAAAGCAATCACACCAGAAACCTGTAAAATCATCATACCCATTAACATTATATTGATTAGCGTTGCACACTCTAACCCAATCACAATATCTCATAAAGTCAGGTGCAGTTTCCGCACTTGCAGTAACGCATATATCTTTCTTATCAACTCCGCACTCTGTAAGTAAGCGTGTTGTACGAACTACAAGTGGTTCTCTGTGAATACGAGTAAGTTGCTTAGGCACTTTCCAATTAGCGTAGTTGCCGGCACACATTATGATATATTTCATAGTGTTTCCTCCAAGTTATTAATTTCATCATCCGTACATTCGCCTATGTCTTTACGCCCTTTCGGCAACACTACTTCGGTTATTAATTTATTTTTAATTGCCTTGCGTAATTTCTTTGTTGCTTTCCTTCCTGCCTCATCACTATCTAATGCGAGAACTAAATGTCTTGTGGGTAACTCATTAAGCAACTTTACTTGATAATCACTAAACAAACAACCAAATCCCGCTACTGCATACTTACCGTTACACCATAAACGCAAGCAATCAAATAAACCCTCGCATACATATATCTTACCGCAATCTTTAACAGAAAACTTGCGTTGGTGTATTTCATATATCCCATACAAAGGTTTTTCAATATTCTTCGGGATATTAAAGTTCTTGCCACTTACAGTTCTTCGGGCAACAAACATACACTCGCCTAAAAGATTACGAACCGGAAAAGTTATGCTATTTGTAATCTTATCATACCCTATATCAAAAAACTCAATTATAGGGTCTATCAACCCTCTCTTATACATATACGGGTGATTATATCTGTAACTGTCCAATTCAGCCTCACTCACGCAAACAGATTTATTATCAGCACGATTGTCCAGAACACTACTTTTATTGGGAATGTCATTACGCTCCAAATCAAGCGAAATATCTTCACGATTTTCTACCTCCACACTTGCAAAATTCTTTGATAACCATTTATATCCAAATGTTGTATCTGTACTTCCAAAACAATGTGAAACAATCTCAGGTAATGAATGTGTTTCCCCACAAGCAAGGCAATGAAACATTCCATCAGACTTTCTTATGCCCGCACTTGGCCTACGCTCTTGTCCGCATTTGTGATAAGGACATTGAACCATAATATCGTCACCACTATCGAATGTTTTACTTAATAATGGTATGTGGTTAATATCTAACTGTGATTTTAGTTCAGTTAGGATATCATTTACCGATGCTGATATAATCAAATTATCAATCTGCATTAGAATACATCCTTACCTTTCGCTTTTTTGCGCTCTCGGCGCTCTGCTTTTTCTTCTTTTGTTTCTGTTTCATCATTAGATACAGGTATAAATTCTCCGATGTTTATATTCCACAAATACTTAACCCTGATGTTTACTTTTCCGTTCCTCTGCTTTTCAACACACATCATAAGGCTATCATCTTTTTGTCTTAACGATATAACCTTTGATGCGTTATGCGATATACCATCACTATCTCGGATAGTTTCAAGTCCTGGATTTTTATCACTTTCCCCGTCAACAACTCCTCCTCTGTTTGCTTGTACTACTACAAGTATGGGTATTCCGAGTTCAACTGATAATGTCATTAAGTCCTCACTTATGTTTGTAAGTGATGTGGTCTTGTTATCATTTCTGCGCCCTCGCTCGTCCGTTAAATAAGTTATTCCGTCAATCGCAAGCGCCTCTAATTTATACTGCTTTACAAAGTTCCTTAACTTACTAACAGTTATCTTGTTTCCAAAATCAAGGGGTGTAGCAACTATGAACTTACTCTTTTGTTGTTTTAATTCCTCAATATATTTTTCATATTCGTCAAGGGCTAAATCTTTATTGCCCCACATCAAGTCTTTATTTGAGAAACCTTTATAGAGCGTATCAAATCTATATCCTATACTGTCAGCGCCCATTTCGGGAGAAACATACCCGACATTAAAACCCTGTTTCCATATATGCGTTATCATCTTTTCAAGAACCCACGACTTACCTTGATTGGTTCTTGCATATATAATCATCAGTTCTTCTCCTCGCTGAATGCCGTGAATAACATTATCAAGTTCAGGGAACCCACTACTAAAGTACCAATCGTCTTGATGCTCGACACGCTCTTTATAATGTTCCAAGCGTTGTGTAGCATCTGCAATCAAATCAATTCCAGTAAGCGAGTAGTTAGGCTGCAAATCTTTCATCGCCGACAACATATATTCAACACCGGCGTTAGCATCTTTTTTTGCTAATTTTGCTGCCTGTTGTAATACGGGAGCATACTTTCTAAATAAAAATTCCTCTCGGATAGTATCAACTAAATATCTATCACTTTCAGTAACCTCTACAAATTCTATTTCTGGAAACTGTCTCAAGAAAGTCGCTTTATCAGGAACATTACCATACTTCTCATAATGTTCCCGGACAAATTGAAACTCATTCTCAAATTCAGTTCCTTCAAAATACTCACTCGTTATATAATTATCTTCAAGGATAGAGTAATTCCCGGTTGTTAAAATCTTACTTAATATCTGTAACTCAACCACGCATATCACCGCCTTTTATCTCAACAATGATACTGTTACCAAAAACCCTACTAGCAAGTCTCTCTCCTATAATCTCCTCTAACTGCTTTATTTCAGTTACATTAGAAGTAAATATGATTGATTTACCTGCTAACATTCTACCGTCAACTAAAGTAAATAATTGCAAGTAATCATATTGAGATATATTCGTAACCGCTATATCATCGAGGATTAACAAATCACACGATTTAAGGTTTTCTTTATACTCATTATTTAACGGATTACTAAAATCTTTCATTTTTAAAAGCAAGTCTGGTACAGATACAAACATACCTTTTACTTCAAACATATTACCCTCTGCAACATAATGAAAGTATGTCTGTAACATTTTAATAGCCCAACTTGTCTTTCCGTTTCCGGGTATCTTGCCACAAATATATAAGTTCTTACCCTGCTCAACGAACTCATCAATGTCTTTTCTAATAGCGGCTAACTTGTCAAATGCTCGTTTGTCATTAGGTTGGGGCTGTAATTTTATAGGCATATATTTAGACTTCGGCAAACCGCTATTATCAAACTGCCATTTCATCTGAGGATAGACTACGCATTTATCGCAATCTTCATCACAGGAGTTAGCATACCAACAATCAGTATTCTTCGATTTCTCCACGCTCTACTGCCCTCCTCATATTTTCTTTTTCTTCTGCTGAAACCCTGTACTTTTCTCCAGGAGTTATCGTTTCAGCCTTGCATCTATTTCCCTTATTATCATACTTACCTTCTAAAACTGAAATAAACTTATCTTCCCTTAAAATAAAATCAATATCTGCTCTCCAACCATTCACCCTTCCGGTGCAAAAATCAGATGCCTCTAACTTATTAAAAACTTCTAAAATATCTTCGTAGGAATATTTCTTTAAAAGATTTGTAATACCTTTACTTCTTTTAGGAGTTAATCTCTGACACCTTGGAAGAGACTTGCAGATTGCATTATAATCGTCCACAAACTTTTGCCCTTTATTTCTTACTTCTAATTCTTCTTTATTATTAATATCTGTAAATAAAGATTGTTGAGTATTATCTCTAGTATTACTAGATATATATTTATTATCGGGTAAAGTTTCTTTACTACTAATGTTCTGAGGTACTAAAGTTTCTTTACTACTAATGTTTGCAAAATATTTATCCGTTTCAGATTGATTTCGACAGGATTCTTTAATAATTAAATTCTGGTCAACAAGATTTTGTAAGGCTCTATCCACAGTAGGTAAAGATATGTTAAAAGTATCCGCAATATAAGTTCTTCCGGCAGAAAATTTACTTTTACCGTCTTGACTTACTCCATAAATCAATGCGTACACTAACAAATCTGTGCCTTTTAAATTTAACTCATTGCACATCCAGCCTTGGATTACAACATAATTATCTGATTTCATTTTTGCTCCTTGCTGAATAAAAAACGATTAGTGAGAGTTGGTCGAGAACTCGCACTAATCGTTAGTTAGTCGGTTATTCAGTTATAACGGTTATTCACTCGACCTAAATAACCGACCCGAGTATGTATTGTTACACACTCTCTTTGTGCTAATTAGCATAGCACACTTATTTTTGAGTTGCAAGTTTTATAATAGTGTCAATTTGAGCATCAACTTCATCGTTTACACAATCCCAAAGTATCCGTCTCTCTTTTTCAAGATTTACTCCCTCTACATCAGGCACCGTGCGTTCTTCGGAATATTCTACTGTATAAAAATCGTTTCCTATTTTTACACTTGCTCTGCTAGTCGCTCTAATTTGCGTGGTAATCGCTTTCTGTTCGTAATTAGTATCTGTACTCATTTAATCTGCTCCTCGCTCATTTAGACGCATTTCTGCGTGATTTAAGACTATTTCTGATTGCTATAAAGAATATAAGTAGAATAAACGCTAAAATTTCACACCCGATAGTACAAATTATACCCAGTACAAAAGGATTAATAGTTATCGTCATAATTATTTCCCTTTCTTCGCTTTTGAGATTGTAAGCGTTGGTGTAAGTTTAACGCTCTTGCATTTATCCATAGCCTTTAACGCATCTTCTGAAAAACTGCCGTGATAAATCTCGCTTTCAAGCGTGTCCATATCAACATACTCTTTTGTCTTAATGCAAGGTGTGTCAGGAACAAATTGCTTTAACTTGATAAGCAACATATCCTCATCCATACTTTCTTTGCGAGTAATACCATACTTAACAATAGCACCGCTCTCTGTTTCTACTTCATTAAGTTTTGCTTTTTCCATTGCTTCCTTAATGTCTGCATTAATCTTGTCAACCTTCTTTTTTAAGAGGTCTAATTCTGCTTTGTGATAAACATAAACCTGTGCTAATTCCTTTAATTCTTGTTCTGTCATTCGATGTACCTCACTTTTTTACATACCTCTGTGTTACTGAACCCATAACACCCTTACATCCCTTAGGCATCTTCTGTTTAAACGCAATAAGTGAGTTTATATCGGCTTTATCCCAAAATCTTTGATTATGCTCTCCCATTGTTTCAAACATCGGCAAAAGTTGTGCATATTCGTTGTCAGGATTTTCCCGCTTAAACTTATACCAGTTATTAATAGTTTGAACAGATACTCCACAAAGAACCGCTACCTCTTCAATTCTTAAAAGTGTTCGCATTTAATTCTCCTTTCTACATTTATTAAATTATAAAACATTATAATATACATTTTTTAAGATAGCAAGTAATTAATCAAGGCGTTTTTGTCGCCTTTAATCTTGCCATCTACTAAAATTTCTGCAATTTGTCTTTTCTTTTCCACAATATCATTTATTCTTTCATCAATAGTGTCCTTACACAAAAGCGTGTAAACCGTTATGTTATTCGTTTGACCTATTCTGTGGCATCTATCTACTGCCTGCTCTTTAAGTGCCATATTCCACGGCTCGTCTAAAAAGATTTCAACCGTACTTGCTGTAAGTGTATATCCAGTTCCCATAGCACCTATTGTTCCTATTATAAATTTAATTTTATCGTCAGTTTGGAACGCATCAACAATCTTCTGCCTTTCATTAGGATTAGTTTCTCCTGTAAGAATTACTCCTCTATATTTTTTTGATAATCTTTCAAATGCGGGGTTAGTTATTTTTGTCCAGTTAGAAAAGATAACTACTTTCTTTCCATTCTCTATGGCATCATCTACAAGTTCTTCCATACGGTCAAACTTTGCGTTCTCTGTACTATCGACAGATAAAATTGCCGGATTACCCGTTGCTTGTCTTAATCTAATAAGTTCAGCGAGGGGATTGTTAGCCATCTTTAATTGAGAAACATCAATGCCATCACGCACCATATTATAAAGAGTGGTTTGTTTTTTACCCATTTCAACATATTCATTAATGTATGTTTTCTCTGGTAAATCGAGAACCTCATCTTTAAGCCTACGCAACATCATTGTATCAAGCGTATCTGTTATTTCTTCAAGGTGTTTATATCCCATAACTTCTGTGCCGCTAAATCCCCCCAAATGACAATAGTGATACTTAAACTGCCAGAATGTGTGCTTTTCGTAACCTAACCAGTGTAACGGGGCATACAAATCAACGGGCTTATTCATCAGAGGTGTTCCCGTCATAGCAATCTGCGTATTTGCTTGTAATGATAACAACTGTTCGGTCTGGTCAGCCTCGGGGTTTTTACACTTATGAAATTCGTCAACGGCAATCATATCAATCTCGCCATTAGAACAAAGTTCTTGTAACCGCTCTGTTATTGGATATTTGTATTCATCAACCCAAGTTTCTCGTCTTTTAACTATCTTTTTAACTTTTCTACCCGTCTTTACTTTATATCTTAATGTTTCAACATTCGTGATAATAAATCTTGGCAGTTCGTCAATACGCATTAAATCGTCATAACGGTCTGCATTACTGCCTATTACAACTCTGCCACTTTTATTAGTTCTCTGTCCTAATATCCAAGCATCATCGTCAGAGTGCGTATGCACCTCATTCTGCCAGTTCCACTTCAAGCCGTTTACGCAACAAACAATAAGACAATGCTTTACCTGTTTAATCTCGGCAATATCAATTACTTGCTTTGTTTTTCCAAGTCCTTGTTCATCACCAAGTAGCCACTTATCGTGATTAAGTCCATATTTAACACCCGCTAACTGATGTTCAAAAGGTTTTGTCTTGAATTTGAAATATGGAGGGATTTCTACTTCGCTTGTTTCAAGTTCTATATACTTTCCTGAAATAGTAATATCGTAATTCGATAATTTATCAACAACTTTTCCCAACTGATTAAAAGGCAGTTCCCAAGTTTTTGTTGAGTTATCCCACTCTCTTGTTGGAAATTCGTGTATTACATCAAGTATTGCACTATTATAGTCGAATGTAATAAATAAAGAATACTGTCCGTTACATTTTTTACTGTCTGCAATTCTAATGTTTATCACCGTGGTATGCTCTCTTTCTCTGCATCGTAGTTTTATAATCGAGAACATTATACTAAACGATTTAGTAAAAGTCAATCACGAAAAATCAGTTTTTTACAAGACAGTTTTTAACGAAAAATCAGTTTTTTATATGACAATTAAAAGAGTAGCGAGAATTACTCCCGCTACTCCTCCTTGAAAGACAGAACAATACAATTAAGTATGTTCATTTATTATAGTATCATTTGGACAGCATCAGTTCAACAAGTGCTATTGTTTCCATAGTCTTATTAACACAATGTTCCCAATCTTCTTTCGCATCTTCTTGTATCCAACGCATTTCATCAACGCTTTCCTGATACATTTGGTGAAGATGCTTTGCGTGGCTTATTTCTTGTTTTGCCATTTCTGCGTATGTCTTTGCCCACTCGGGTTTACTATCTGCATAGAAAATATACTTTTCGGCATATTTCTGTGCTCCTTTAGCCTCGTCTTGCAAATGACATTCCATCTTTTTAATTTTATCCATTCTCTAAATTCTCCAATCTTTGAATTATGTTATCCAGTTTTCTATCTTGGTCCTTTAAATGTCCGTGTATTTCGTTTAATAAAGTCTGCGTTTGATTATCAATATCTTCTGCTGATACATTCAAATCAAGGTTCATAACACCTATACAAAAACTCATTACACTTAACCAATCAATAAAGGATAACTGTTCATTTTGGTTCATACGATTTTAGTTACTACTACATTAACATTAGTAAGCGTAGCCTCTGCATCATCCGCATTAAGTATCTGAATAGTAGTGGGTGAAGAACACGGGCAACAAGTGTTATTCTCTGTTACCTGAACAAGCGTTGTAAATGATACAGAAGTACCTGTTGATTGTGCTTGGTCTTGTGCTACGCCGTTCTTATATAGTTGAACAGTAGTTGCCGTTGCTGAACTACCATCACACGCTATCATATACACTCCACACTTATTAAGTTGAATAGTTGATGTTCCAGATAACTCTGCGGTACATCCTTTCTTTATCGCAACATTAGTGAACGGGATAGGCTCTAAACTTCCTACTGTCTGATTAAGTGAATAAACTTCTAACATATAATTTCTCCTTTATAAAAATTGGGGAAGTAGTTTCCTACTCCCCCTATGAATAGGCATACTAAATATGCTCGGTTACATTGTTATACTCCGCAGTTACAACCACAGAAGGGCGACATACCAGCGTTATATGTCCAAGCGTTAGGATAACGCAGTACATTAGAAGTTGCCGCCTGAAGTTCAAGAGCCGAAATCTTTGATTGCAGGTCCTCAATCTTGTTCTGTGAAATCATATCCTTAACAGATTGAATTTGAGCCGTAATGTTTGCGTTAGTCTGGGCATCTCTCATAGCACCATCGTAATTGCTCTGCATTACCAACTGCTTGGTTTCGCAACAACAATTCTGTTGCTGGGCTTGAAGATTTGCCTGACCGAGAGCAAGATTTCCAATATCTCTTGCAACTTCGTTGTAGAGGTTCTGATTAGCCATCAGAGTATCGTGGAATGTCTGATTTGTTGCGGCGACAGATTGAGCCGTGCCAGCGTTTACTGCGGCGAGAATATCTCTTGTCTGTGCCTGCAAGTTCTGGTTGTCAAAACCTCTCTGAACTTCGTTTGATGTTGCGAGGTTCTCATATCCGATAGCATTAGCAAATCCGTTGTTACCCCAACCGCCAAAGCCACCGCCCATAAGTGCGAGAATAGCAAAAAGCCAAATCATTCCGTTCCAGCCACCCATTCCGCTATCGCCATTAAGCAAAGCAACATCAGAGGCAGATAAACCGTTGTCCATAATAGTTCTCCTTTCGTAAATTTTTTATTCTATCGTTGCAACATATAGAAAACTCGTTATAATGAAAATAAGTGATTGGCATTTTGTCAGTTGCCTCCTTAGAAAACAGCCCGCAAGTTTCTCCCACATACTTGCGGGTTTTCTATTTGAACATATTGAGTATTGTATTCGGGTCAACTCCCTTCTGTTTTGCAAGCATATAAAAATACTGCTTTGGTGTCATATTACTTGCTCTCACCATTTGCATAACTTGTTGAAGTTGAGGATTGTTGATTAGATTGTTTTGAACCTGCTGGCTTTGCATTTGTTGATAAAGGTTGTTCATACTTGATACTCCTTATTGCATCTTCTAATTCTTTACGGGTAACATAATTAGACATATCAACTTGCGGTGCGGGTGATGATGTTATCTCTGAATAACTGAATGTACGGAGATTGCACATACCAACATTGTCGCTGACTTTGATATAAAATCTTCCGTCATTCTCACTATCCATTAAGATAGCATTACTGTTCGGGGTCATTTGAAATGCTTTCGCACCCTCTATGCCTTGTACCCAAGTTATCCCGTTGTTCATAACTGGTCTTTGATACATCGGATTGTATGAGTAAGGAAAGTTGTTCATAATCAAGTTCTCCTTGCACTAAATTACAAAGAACACGAAACGGGCAATCAGATAACAATGGACCAATATCTATCATTGTCTTATGCTCCTTTCATGTTCTTATGAGTAAAGCATACAAAGAAAAGAACAACCGTATTTCTACGATTGTTCTACAAAAATTTGCTAAAAACTGTAAATGAAAAGTCCCGTGATGTAACTCACAGGACCAATCAGGAGGGTGCTATACGAAATTCACAACTCATTCTTGACTTACTTATATTATAACACCTTTAAAATTTTTGTCTTTACTGACTTTGCAAGTTTTGAAACTTTACCCTCTGACACCATCAACTTAATTGCAATCTGTTGGTTCGTGTAATGCTTTGCTCTTAAATTGAAATAGGCAAGTTCTTCCTCTGAAAAATTACACTCTTTGCGGAGTAGTTCTAATTCTTTTTCCACAAAGTCGTAAATCTGCATAGCACATTACTTATAGAAAGGTCTGCCAAAGCCGAGAAGATAACTATAAGTGAGATAGTTAAAGCATCTTTGCTTGGTAGAATTATGAGTATTTCCTTCCTCGACAACGCAAGTATGTTTCTTTGTATTGACCGAGATTACTCTACCCGTATGTGTCGGCTTACTTGCTTTCTTACGCTTAAAATCGTAGAAAGGCTGGTCGCCAATTTTCGGGGTAGCACCCTTCTTGTAGTAATGCTTTTTCTTTTTGTACCAATTAAGTGCTTGCTTGCACCCGGCAGTGGTAGTGTACTTCTTAACAACCTTTGTCTGATAATCAGCCGATACGCAAGTTATCTGACACCACGGCGTGGACTTGACATTCAGTTTTCTACCTGTCAACTTGTTGTAAGGCGACATAATATACTTTTGGGCTTTGCCATTCTTTTCAGAATAGCCGTTCCAACTTTTCATTTTGCTCGCCATAGTAGATTGAGAGGACATAATTATTCCTCGCTTTCTTCTACTTCAACAGGCAAATCTTCGTCTGTGTCCTTCTCGACATATTCCTCTTTGGTAAATTGCTTGTAAATCTGATTGACACCAACAGATGCAAGACCAGAACCAATACCGATATACAGAGCAATAAGCCAGTTATCAGCAGGCAGATAGCCAGGAATAGTCTTATACACAACGATTGCAAGAACACCACCACAGAAACCGCAGATTACAGGAATGAACTTATCAAGTGTTTCATTGTTGATAGCCTTCAGAAAAGCACCAATGAGATAGATTACTCCTACGATTGCGGGAAATGCGATAAAACTAATATCGTTCATTGTTTCTTCCTCCTTCTTATTCTTTTGTATTTATATAGAAAAGTATCGCAAGTAGAGTTACAAAGAACCCAGCCACTACGAACTCAACTATTTCCTGAAGTACCATTGGGTGACAAATATAGTCGCCTATACTCGTCTTGTATAAAACTACTTGCCATTTTAGTCAGACCGTTAGCAAAGTTTGGGTGGCTTTTACAGTATTCATTATAAGTATCTATGTCCTTTAACTGTTGTTCAAAGTATTCTTTGCTATGTGTGCCTGTATGTAATTCATCGGCAAATCGTAATATATGAGTACGGGCGAGTGTAGCCTTGTGTTCTTCAAGGCGTTCCGAAACTTCTTTTACATCAGACTTTACTCCAGATATATCTGACTTTACTTCTGTAAAGCCCGCAGATATTTTCTTTTCCAGTTCGTCCTTAACATTCTTTTTATTATCACGGCGAGTGATTAAGAATTGCAGGAACGAAAAGAACGCTCCGCTTAAAAGAACAGTAACTATTATTTCCTTAATATCACTCGTTTGCATTAGGCGAAACCTCCGTAAGAGTATAAGTGATAATCATACTTTGCGAGGCAGACTTTGTTACTGTACTATCAAGGTTATACTTTGTTGCCAGATACAGTTTACTTATTCTTACTGCAAATTCATTGGTTGAGTAAATTCTTGACACTAAACCTGTTAAGCCGTTTGCGGTCATTTTTGTACTGAAACCAAGTCGTTGATAACCTGATTGATATTCATACGAGTCCGTTTGTGCCGCTTTATAGCAAGTTCCGTTGTTGATAATCCATTCAGAGGAGGGGAATATCTTTCCTGTTATGGGTGCTGGGAAACCCGGTGCCATAAAGTTCGCCGCAGTAGGTACACTTATTTGAGTTACATCAGCCTGGTTTGAAAGGTTAATCTTGTAACAAACAGTTGATACTGGGTCAAAGCCATTAGGTCTTTGGAAGATATATACATATCCATCATAGACCTCAACGGCAAAACCGTTTGCACGACCTTCATCAGCATAGTTAAAGAAACTTATATCGCTATTCGTAATACTATGATGCGTTGCCGCTTTTGTTGACATATTGATTTCTTCAATATTGAGTGTGTTGGCATCATTTGTTGAAACAATGAATAACCATAACTTATTAGCGTTTATATCGAAATAAAATCCTGGCATAGCCTGGAAACTTGTACCCGTTGAATTGTTTGTTGTAACGGTAAATGTTTCCACAAAATCTGCTTGAGGACCAAGTGTTTCAATAACACCCGCCGCAGTTCTCGCAATAGGATATTTATTGAAAGTGATTGTCTTTCCACTTACAGAGAAATTATAGGCGTAACCATCTGCATCTACAAAATGAATTGGTCTGTCGATTGCAAGCACGGAACCCGTTGTTACTGTTGTAAAACTATTTTTGTATGCAGTACCGTTTACTCCTACACCGTAACTTCCTGTGTCTGTATGGGTAAGTGCTAATGACTTAAATGTACCATTACCCGCAGTAACACCCCACTCCCAAGCGAGCGTAGCCGAGCCATCTTCTAATGACATACTTGACGAAAGTGGATTACCTCTTGTCAAATCGTCTGCTTGGTCGGTAAGTGTTGTTTGTCCAGCGTGAGCAATAATATTATTAACCGAACCATCAGGAATATAATAATCAGTTGCCGCATTAGCACTTGAAGTGTCCAAATCAGTATTGAAACACAAAATTCCACCGAACATTTTTGTTGCAACGGGAAGAAGATTTGCATAATTCATAGTACCGCAATAGTTGGCGGCAAAAATATCATATACCGCATTAGTAATCATATTTTCGCCTTTATGAATTTCGGTCTTACCCGTTGTAGGGTTATGAAGTTTAATCTCCACAGTACCCTTTAATCGAGGAAGTTTAAGTCCGTTAAAGCCTTGTAATTGTGTTGTTTCCTTAATCATAAGCGTTTCTCCTTGCTTATATTATTGCACAAAATATGACCCAAATACAGAGAACTCCGTATTACCTGCGGATATTGCATTTCTGCATTTTACTTCTCCTGTTGTTGCATCAACATAAAACCTATAAAATGCTCCATTGCAAAGTCCAATAAGATTTGCGGCATAACCACTTTGAGGAATTGGTGCACCACTAAACACTACTGCATTTTCAGCAAACCCGTTAGTTGGTGTACCACCGAGAATATCAATGTAACAACTACCCTCTTTTTCATAATAGTTTGCTCTTGTACTCCATTGTAAACTTGCAACTGCGGTTAACTCTGTGGTTGAAAACGCACCGTACTTATCAAGTGTCATTTCACCATTTTCTTGTTTGACAACATAAGTGCCATCACCACTATCTGAAATATCAGGCAGATTTTCCAACTTTGTAGCATCGTTGTCATCGACATAAATGGTGCTATGTCCAACGGGCATTTCAACCGTTCTTCCGTCAACAAACTGTTCCGTTCCGTTTCCGTCAACAAGCATAGGGTTAGTGAAGTCCGAGCAAGTATCACCATAGTAATAAAGGTTGTTATCACTATCCAACTTCAAAATACCCCTTAATTCAGGGTTAGAAACAGTTTCGTCAAATGGTGTGGCGAGTTCAAAGACGAGATATTTGCCACTCATAGCGGTTTTAAAAGCACCAGCGTCAGGAAAATCAGCACAAAAAATTAGATAGTCAGTTACCTTATATTCCCACAACTTCAAATCTTCCCACATAGACACATCATCAAAAACAAAAGTGTCGCTTATTGTATCTCCGTATATTTTGAAATTGTCAAAATAAGCCGATGCCAACGCATAGAATATATAACCTGTGTTATCTGTGTTTCTATTGCCTTTTACATAGTAAATCGTACCCAAGTCCACAATGCCGAAAACCCTATGCACTTTTCTACTTCCGTCAAGCGGGTATTCGTGCGAAACATAAGGCTCATATTGCCCGTCAAGGTCGCAACTTATGTTGATACAAAAACCTTTAATGTAAAGCGTAGCATCATTTGAGAAGTCAAATGTAATGCTTTTAACAACCTTGCCACTCGTTGAAACAACTGTGTATGTGCTTTCGGTTGTCGAATTGATAACACCCGCAAAACTTGAAGTTCCGTCTGTATAATTAAACACCGCCCTTGCGTTTGCATTTGCGTCTGAAACATAAGCGGTATATGTTATGCACATTTGGCTATCCGTGTTTATATCGTTGTACCAAAAGGCACTATTGACACCAAAAACTGTGTATAATTGTCCGACACTTCCCGTATAATAACCATCGCTTAATGCCCACCCGCTTGCCGTCAGCAAATTGCTTTCGTCAAACTGATTTAATCCAGTAGTTATCTTCTTGCTCGTCTTAACGCTCAACAAACCGCCCGCATTGTACGGGTAATAATCAGCCGTGAAAAAGCCGTTGTTTTTCAGCCAAGTTATTCCCGCACCCGCCGTTCCGCTTTCAAGGGTGTATGCGTAGTCCGCTATGGTAGTGTCGAAGTATGCTGTTAGGTCAACGCAAATAACACCTATTGTTGTGTTATATGTTACTCCATTTCTCAATCGAGCATATAATAACATACTATTGCCGTAAGTGTTTTTTACTATTCGGGTTCTTCCGTCTGTTATATAGCCATCTGATAACGCAAGACTATCCGAACCACCTAACAAATAAACATGATTATCAATTACAGTAAACGCACCTGATATATATGCCCAACCGTCAGCGTCAGCCGTTCCGCTTAATGTTACCGTTCCGTCATTGTTGTTAGTGATTAAAACATTACAATATGTTGCCGTTTGGTTAATATTGCTTGTAGCAACTAACTGATTTACACCGCAAGTTCCGCCTACAAGCGTTTCGTAGCCGTAGCCGTTGGAATAGGAAGGGCGGAATAGGTAAGGGGTAGAGTTTTCAAGTCTTGCACTTGGTTTGAGAGCATTTGCCTGACCTGATATAAGTCCGTTATATTCTCCGCTCGTATTTGCCTTATTTGCAAGTGCGGTATCTGTCTGTGTTTTTGTATATACATCAGCCGAGTTTGCTTTTGAACTTAAAGCACTATCAACCTCACTCTTTGTATAAGTAGTGCTTGCATTAGCCTTTCCACTCAATGCAGTATCTACTTCTGTCTTTGTATAAGTTGTTGATTTATCAGCCTTATTACCAAGAGCAGTATCTACTTCCGTTTTAGTGTAGGTCGTACTCTTATCTGCTTTTCCGTCTAATGCAGTATTTACATCACTTGTATTAGCCTTGCTTGATAATGCGGTATCAACTTCTGTTTTAGAATATGTTGTGCTTGCATCGGCTTTAAGTGCAAGTTTAGTGTCAACTTCTGATTGTGTATAGCCATCGACATTAACTTTAATCTTATTACCAGTAGCATCAAATACAACCGTAGAGTTAGTGCCGTTTACGAAATCAACATCACCGCTTGCAATAGAACTGGTCAGTTGTTCCGTTCCGTTTACTTTGATGCCTCTCCAAGTGTCTGTAAATGTTTCATCACCAGAAGGAATATATATCCACGCACTTCCGTTTGATGTAAACATATCACCCGCTTTTGCAGATTGACTTGCGTATGTTCCGTCTGTAATGACTTTGTAAGTATAGCCCTCATTATCAGAACTTGCCGTAGGCAGAGTAGTAATTGTACCACCAGTACCAAGTGTTCCCTTGAATATCATCGGGGCAGGCATATTGTTGATAATGCCATCTACTTGGTCTTTTGTATATACTTCTGTTTTGTTATATACATCAGCACTATTGGCTTTCGTTGATAATGCACTATCGACTTCGGTTTTGGTATATGTTGTTGCTTGGTCTGCTTTGAGTGCAAGTGCATTATCTACGGCAGTTTTAGTGTAAGTGTCAGCCTTATCTGCTTTGAATGTAAGGGCAGTATCAACATCAGTAGTATTCGCCTTTGCTGAAAGTGCCGTATCTACCTCGGTCTTTGTGTATGTATCAGACTTATCTGCCTTATCTGCTAATGCAGTATTAACCTCTTCTTTGGTATAAGTATCTGATTTGTCCGCCTTAAGATTAAGTGCCGCAGTAACATCATCAGCGTTAGCCTTTACGGAAAGGGCAGTATCTACCTCTTGCTTTGTATAAGTATCAGACTTATCGGCTTTAAGAGGGAGGGCCTCATTAATTGTCTGTACTTCATTAGCAAGTTTAACATTTGTCCATTTTGTATTATCAAACGCCTCAGGAGTTTCGATAGCAGTGGTGCATCTATACAATTTATCAGCATAAATAACATAATCACCTACAACATAAGTTTGTGTGGGCTCATATTTATTTGCGATAACTTTGGTAACAACACCCTGGTCAACGACAAAGATTTCGCCAAAATCAACATCAAGTTCTATATCGTTTGATACAAAAATATCATCAGCCATTGTTGTTTTCCTCCTCTCTGATTATGCCGTCCTTATAAACTTGTATGACTTCAATTTTCTTTGCAATCATACCCAAGGCATCTTCACCATTAGTTAATGCTCTAACCTGAATTAATGCCTCACCGCTTTTAAGAGCAAGCGTATTTTCCTGTGTTAAAGGAACATAAATTTTATTTTCCTCATAATTAAATGATACATCATCAATGGTCTTATCTACTTTAACTTTATTTTGTTGTGAGATATATACCCACACTTCGGTAAGAATATGCAGGTCAATATCGTTCTTTACTCTAATAGTTATTCTTGGCGTTGTTCCTCTGATTATCTTTAACTGCATATCTTCCTCCTTTACGAAATCACATCAACGGCTTGTAATCCTGTTCCAAAATACAAAGTATTATTATCAGCAACATCAACAAAAGCAGATGCACCACTAATAGTACACGGCCTCAAATGATGTAAAAGGTCGCCGCTTGTTTTTGAATATATCTTAAATGATTTGATATATCCGTAATAACCCATGCCGCCGTTTTCACGACACCCAAGAGTATAGTAATAACCATTCGTTGTTGGTGTGTAATTTACAGATGCCGTGCCATCAAGCGTACTCTTATCATTCTCGTCATTGTTGATATAGGTATGTTCTCCTGATGCCCACGCACCGAGATTTGAATATCCTCCACCCGTTCCAACATCAAAACGATTTTGATATGCGGCAATATATTGTCCTACTGTATAGCCACCACTATTACCAGTAATGCAGGTATCGTGATGATACTCTGCCTCATAAAATACACACTCCAACTTATAATCACTATCTTGTGTCCAAGGAAGTCTAATGCCACTTCCGTTGAACTTTATATAGTTTTTATAGACGATAGGAGAACCACTACCTCCAGCACACCTATACCAAGCCATTATGTTACCCTCACTTTCACTCCGAGATTACTTGCCTGCACATCAAAAGTAAGTGTTATTGTACCGTCTGAAACCGTAACACCTGTTGGGTTTACTCCAAACTCGTCTGTATAAAAATCAAAAGTAGCCGTGCTTGATATTGTATGCGGGTCACCAGAAGTCCCAGCGTGGCTGTCCTGGAAAGTGATTGTTGTTGAACCCGCCGTAAGTGTTCCAATAAAAACTTCACCATACATTTCACTAATAGCACCCGCAACTGTTTTATTCGTTGTAGGTAAACTCGTAGTAAAAGTGGTATCTTCAACTATCTTTGCCGCAACCTGTGATAAAGGAGATTGCACAGAAGTATAAACAGGCGGCGTAGCCGTATTAGGTGATGATACAGCAACTATATCCGTATCTTTAAGTGATACCGTAGTAGGAAGTTGTGAAAATCTTATGTTCGACATTTAATATCTCCTTACTTATGATGAAGGCATACCTTCTGTTTCAAATGTTATATCGTCCTCTGTAACAAGTATATCATCATTTTCGGCTGACATATACAAACTGAAAAAGAGTATATGCGGTATAAGTTGCCCTGTTCCTTCTGCAAGCGGTGTAACTGATACAGTACCCATACCATACAAAGGCAAACTCTCTGTAAGCGGGTCATCGGGACCGTCAGGCTTAGGTACAAACAATGCTCTAATAAGAGCGATTTGGTCAGGCATAGGAACATACGGCGTTTCGTTGGGGTCTTCGATATATGTAATAACAGGAATACCGAGTTCAACATCAGCAACATCAAGCGTACCGAAATTAACAAGTTGCATCGGGTTTTCATCATCAACACGAATTTCACCATTAAATTTAGCAAGTTCGTTGACTTCCTGACCGATAAGCGTTGCTTGTAATGTTCTTACAGGAATAGTAACTGTTCCACCATTAGCCGTTATATAGATATTAAACTCGTAACGAATTGCCGCCTTTAACCCAGTAAGAACATACGATAAAGTTAAAATATGCTCTCCGTTATGTACTGTTTCTACTGCAAGATAGGGCTCCTCATTACTGGGCAATCTATATTCAGCACCACTGTTTTGTATCATAGTATAATACAACGATACATCACAAGTGCCATCACGCTTATAAATGTAACTCTTTGTGGTAGTACCTGACAGAGTTACAGGATTGCCGTTTATATCTGTAACAGTTGTTTCTTGGTCGTTATAGTATGGAATTACAGGTACAGTTATTTCTTCTGTTTCTGTTTCTTCCTCAACATCATCAACATCGGCATCTAATAATATTGTGGCAAGAAATAATGCCGTTGTATCAGCCGTTGGCGTAAAATGATATGTGCCAAGCAGAACAGGTGTTGTATCACCGATAACGATTTCACCGAGATTAGTAAAGTTCAAAAACTGAATTTTACTTCTCTCTACGGCCTGTGATACTAATCTGTTAGTATCACTTGACGAAGGTGTACTACCCTCAATAAGCGGGTTAATACCGACACTCTCAATCTGCATACCCGTATGAAAATTCCATTCAATACTGGTAATAATCGTATAGATATAACCAGCAGAATTATAAGGCAACATTTTGAGCATATCACCACATTCAAAAGTGGCATCTGACGGCATATCAATACTTGCAGGAGTATATTCAATATTTCTAACAAGATTATAAAGAGCCGTTGTTTTACGCTCTTGGGCATCGTCAAGACCATAATCCCAAGCAGGTGCATCTTCAATAGTCCAAATAAGACCTACTGCATCTGGGTCTTCCTCATCAAACTTTGTGTAAGTACCCGCACGGCTCGTAATTGAAATGCCGATATAATCACACCTGTAATCAGCAGGCACCATAGAGTACCAATTACTTGTATCAAGTGTAATATCTGCGGTAGTAGAAAATCCCTTTAACTTCAATTTGCCTGCTCGGTTATCCATAGCAAAGCAACCGAGTAACTGGCAAGCCTCTTTAACTACATCACGATAAGTATGCAAACCATCGACTTCTGATGCAGACATAAGTTCGTTGTAATTAGGAAAGTTCTCAAGGTCGCTTTCATCAAAATCGAGTTCATAACCCGTTACTCTTTCGATAGCCTCAAAAATTTGCCACGGCGTACCAGATAACTGTGTATCGCCGAGTTCCTTGTCAAGCAAAGTCATACTATCGTATGCTGTCAGGTTTACTTCTTCGCTCGGTCTTTCAGCATCGGCTACATAAAAGATACCAAGAGGCACGCTCTCCATCTGATAGGTGGGGTCGTCTGTG